CTATAATAAAGCGCTGGACTTTCATTATTGTGGAGAATGTGGATGTCCTCTTAACAAGAAGATATTCAGCCCAGCTCCCGGTAAAGAAGCCTGTCCCAAGGCTAAATGGGATGTATAAAACAACGTTATGTCAGAAACAAAAGACTTATCTCCAGAGGAGATGATTGAACTTAAAGAATTAAGCAACCTATACAGCAAGATAGTTAATGAGCTAGGGGAGAAAAGCCTAGAGATATTAGAACTAGATTGGAAGAAAGAGGAGCTTGAGAACGAAAAGAAGCTATTACACAGCGACTATAGCCTATTAAAGGCTAAAAACGAGGAACTCACCTCTAGATTGATCGATAAATACGGAGAAGGTAAAATTAACCTAGATACTGGAAAAATAGAGATGTTTTAATATGATAGGAATATACAAAATAGTAAACCCAAAAGGAGCTGTGTATATAGGCCAATCGTGGAACATCGACGATAGGAAGAAATATTACGCTAAACTTAGATGTAAGAATCAAAATAAACTATATAATTCGATACAGAAGTATGGGTGGGAAGCACATTCCTTCTATGTGATAGTGGTTTTACCTAAAGATGTGTCTCAAAGTACATTAGATCAATACGAAACTTTATATTGGTTAGCTTACAAAGATTTAGGACGCCAAATGCTCAATCTTAGAGAACCGGGCTCCAGAGGTAAACATAGTGAAATCACTAAAAAGAAAATGAGCGAATCTAAAAAGAAAGCATTTTCGAGTAACCCTAATGCTTTTACCGTTTTTAGAGAATCGACTATAGGAAAAAAGAGAACTCAAGAAGTTACAGATAAAATTAATGCTAGTAGAGCCAAATCATTAGATACAAAACCTTATAGGAAAGGTACTGACCATTGGAATTATGGTAAAGTTTCACCTAAGAAAGGTATAAAAGTACCCACTGAAATAGTAGAAAAAGCTAGAAATGGTATGAAACATTTAATGAAACCGATAGCTATGTATACGTTAGATGGTGTATTTATAATGGAATTTGATAGTATAAAGGCGGCGGCTAGATATCTCGATACATATGATTCTCATATATTACAACATTTAAAAGGTAAATCCAGCAGGGTCTACGGGTATAGGTTCAAATTAATTTAAGATTTGGTTATAGTAATAGGTGTTTTGTGGTTTATTTTTAATATTTATTGTTGTATCAAGTATTATTATTTCCTCAAATATCATAAAAAATGACAGAACAAATTTTAAGTCCTGGAGTTTACTCTCAAGAAAATGACCAGTCCTTCTTTGCCCAAGGTACTTCTACTACCGGTTTAGCCGTTGTAGGACCTACAGAGAAAGGTGCAGCATTCGTTCCTACCGATGTTACTAGCTACTCACAATTCGTAGCTAAATTCGGATCAGACACAGCAACATCTTACACAGCACAGACAGTTTACAACTATTTACAGTCTGGCACCACAGCTAAAGTAACTCGTATCTTAGGTAATGGTGGATATCAGTACAACACATCTAGAAAATTAGCCGCTATCACTAGTGGTTCTTACATCTTGTCTGTATTATATCCTACTCAAAACGCTAGTGCAACAGTTGGTTTATCTGACACAAGCTCATTGGTTGGTACATATAGCTCATTCGGAGCTAACATCTTCGGTGCAGCTGGCACTGGTACCTTATCAGCTAGCTTTAGCGCATCTATGAATCCTAATTCTACTAATTACATTAGTAAAGTATTGGGTACAGATGTAGCAAATCAAACAGGGTCAGTATTCCCTTACTTATTGTTCAGCAACTTTATCACTGGAAGCGGTGCTTTAAGTGGTTCAGCACAAATCAGCTCTTCTATCCAATTCACAGCTGCTAACTGTATCTTCACTAGCTCAAATGCAAGTGGATACGATCACGCATCTACTCCTTGGGTATTATCTGATAGCAATACAAGATTATTCAAATTCCATCATTTATCAGATGGTTTTGCTACTAACAAAGATATCAAAGTATCTATCGCTAACATCGCGTCTGGTTCTAACGCAACTACATACTCTACATTTGATGTATTGGTTCGTCAGTGGAACGACACAGATAAGGCACCTTCAATCATCGAACAGTTCATTGGAGTTACTTTAGATCCTGATTCTGCTAATTTCTTACCTAGAGCTATCGGTGACAAGTATCTTGTTTACAACGAAGCTACTGCAAGAGTTGCTGAAAGCGGTGAATATGTTAACAACTCTAACTACATTCGTGTAGAAGTTGCTGATTCAGTAGCAAACGGTTCGAACCACCCATTATTAACTCCGAACGGATATGAAGCTCTTTATGAGACTGTTGCAGGATTCACAGGTTTCAATTTACCTGCTGCTGTAACAATTAACTCTTCAGCTTCTTCATTTGTATTCTCTGGATTTGATTACTCTAACCCAGACAACATCAACTATTTGAACCCAGTGCCTTCAACAGCTGCTGTAGGTTTAAATACTAACTTCACTAAGCCTGCAAGTGATAACAAATTCACTTTACCAATGCAAGGTGGAACAGATGGTATGAACATCACTACTATCAAGAAAGTAGGTAGCGCAATCGCTGCAGATGGTACAAACGTATTCGGTTTAGACTTATCTACTAGCACATCAGCTGGTACATTAGCATACGGAAAAGCGTTATCTATCCTATCTAACACAGAAGAATACGCATTTGACTTATTATCTTTACCTGGTGTTATCGAACAATACCACTCATCAGTAACAGCTTTAGCTCAATCAACAGCTGAAGATCGTACAGATGCGGTTTACATTCGTGATTTAACAGGGGTATCTGCTACAGTTGCAACAGCAGTTGCTACAGCAGCACCTTTAGACTCTAGCTACTCAGCTGTATACTTCCCTTGGGTTAAGGTACGTGACTTAGGTAGTTCTAAAGACATCTTCGTTCCAGCTTCAGTAGTTGTACCGGCAGTTTATGCTTACAGCGACAGAGTATCTGCAGAGTGGTTTGCTCCAGCAGGTCTTAACAGAGGAGTTGTAGGTGCAACAGATACATACATTAGATTAAGTAAGGCAGATAGAGACGCATTATATGCAGGTCGTGTTAACCCAATCGCTAAATTCCCTAACTCAGGTGTAGTAATCTGGGGACAAAAGACTTTACAGGTTAAAGATACAGCATTGAACCGCATCAACGTTCGTAGATTGTTAATCAACTTACGTACATACATCAGTGGTGTTGCTAATAACTATGTGTTTGAAAACAACACAACTGTTACTCGTAACAAACTAGTAAATGCTATTACTCCATATATGGAAAATGTTCAAACTCGTCAAGGTTTATACGCTTTCCGTGTACAAATCGACGACACATTGAATACTAACGACGTAATCGATCGTAACCAATTGATCGGAAAGATCTATATCTCTCCAGCTAAAGGAATCGAATTCATCTTGTTAGAATTTAACGTAACGGCAACAGGAGCAACTTTCCAATAATCTAATATTTATTAACAAGAACTAAATTAATATAAAATGGCATTACTTAGTACAGATGATATGTTAGGTACAATGTTTGAACCCGTGTTACAGCACAGGTTCATAATGTACATCGACGGTATCCAATCATACTTAATCAAGAAAGTCGGCGGAATGGGCTACGATGATGGTGAAGTGATCATAGATCATATCAACTCATACGTTAAATTTCGTGCAAAGCGTAGATGGAATGACTTAACATTGAGTTTATATAACCCAGTTTCACCTAGTGGAGCTCAAGCTGTAATGGAATGGGCACGTTTAGGATACGAGACTGTAACTGGTAGAGCAGGATATGGTGACTTCTATTGGAAGGACATCACTTTCAATGCTATCGATCCGGTTGGTAACGTAGTGAACGAATGGGTGATCAAAAAGGCCTACATCAAGAACGTAAGTTCTTTTGGAGACTGGGACTGGTCAGCTGACGCTTACACAACTATCGAGATGACCTTAGGAAACTCAGGTATGATCTTAAATTTCTAATCAGAAATAATTGTAATTATAGACAAAAGTCCCTATATTCGTATAGGGATTTTTTGTTCTGTCCTCAAAACCCGATATTTATATCATATAATAACTAACATGAAACAAATAGAGAAATTAAACAACTTGATTAAGAA